CATAGTCTTCACGTTTTACTTTGATGTTATTTACGCTATGTATTCTAAGTCCGTTCATTTTATTTATCCTTTATCCTGCGTTAAATGATGCACAAATTATAGCACCGGGATAGATGTCTCTCTCTGGTTCGCCTACGATCTCGCCAGTATAAAGAGCAGAACCAGTGAAGAGCGATTCATCCTCCTTTTGTGCCATGCCGTAAGCAAGATCTTTTGTAACTTCATCCACAACACTCACGATTGAATCTTCAACGAGCTCGGATGAAATTTTGACAAGCCCTGCCATTTTGCTTGCTGTCAAAACTTTCTGCTCAAAATTCATCTGTGAGTCTGAGATCGGACTCTCCTCTGAAGGAAAGCTGATCGCAGCATGTCCGATGACTTTTGGAACAGTCCAAGTCAGAGCACCCATTGCAACCCGGCGACAAAGCTTCCTAGCGTGACCATACTCGTTTAGCAAATTAATGAGGGCATCGCTAAGGGGCGTTGGTACAGTTTCAATTCCTTCACCAGCATTGGTTTCGTTTTGGCTAGCCAAGAACTGTTTTGCCTTGGGATTCCCGCCCAATGCAGCAAGCCACATTCCACTTTTGTATGCATCTTCGGTCGAATTGAAACATGCAGACTTTTGGTTTTTTACTCTTGCTGGAATCAATGGTTCGTCCTGTTTTGTGATTTCTGGTTCTACAACAGCGGCAACTGCCGCAGGGGTAAGCTTTGCCGCTGCAATCTTGTCCTTTGCGGCTTGGATTTTTACTAAGCGATCTTTTTCTAAATCCAAGCTATCAAACTCGGCGTTCAGTGCATCGATCTGCTTATTGTCGTCTTCGCTTAGGCTACCTTCGCCATCTAGCGCGACATTCGAAATAGCTTCCATCTCATTAGAGATGTCAAGTAATCTAGCGTTGATAGCTTCTACGCGAGACATAAAAATATCCTTTATATAAGGAGGAACCCACACGGGCAAATTCTAACAGAAAAACTTATCTCTTCAAATTTGACAAACGCAGTCGCATACGCTTTGCGCTCGCGTTAGCCTTATTAGACAAGGCAGAAGGGCATATTGCTAACGGTTTACACTCAGCCTTAGCTGCCCTTTTTCTCTTTTTTGGCTTGTGAACGTAATCAACAAAACCCATTTCCACTGCTTGCTCTGCATTCATCCAAGTTTCATCGTCCATCATTTTCTTGCATTCTTCAGCAGATTTGCCACATCGCTCAGCATAAACTTCAGAAATCTGAACATCGAGCATATCTAGTATTTCTGCTACTTCTCGGAATCCTTTTGCGTTTTCAGACGCTACCGCCCAAGCGTTGTGTATGAAAAAAAGAGCGTTATTATTCATAATCACTTTATCTGCTCCACATGCTACAAGAGTAGCTATGCTGCAAGCTTGCGAGTCAATATGAATAGTAACTTCACCTTCGTCGTACTCTCGCAACTGGTTGTACATGGAAATGCCGCTAGTAACGCATCCGCCCTCGCTGTCGAGAAAAATCGTTACATCGCCGGTCTGTCCATTAAGCAAGTCCATGAAGTCATCCGCAGAGACTCCGTTTTGAAAGTCGCCGATCATGCCTCTTAGGGTAATCTCACCGTCTTTTCCTTCAAGTTTCATCGCTTTGTTCCTCGGGGGTTGCAGGTGGTTGCTCGGGCGATTGGCCCGTTGGTTCCATCATGTAGTCGTCGTTTAATCCTTCTACTGGATTAAAACCGTGCATTTCGCGCACTTCGTTTGTGCTTAAAGCAAACTGTTCCCGCATTTTTCTAGTGTAGTCTGCAAGCGTAGATGGATCGCCTTTAAGAAGAGGCGTTGTGTCGAATTGGTAACTAACGCCTCCGCTGTCCCTTAATTGCTCGGGAAGCAGTTTTCGGTTGCACTCCTCTTCCCACTTGCAAAACCATCGACTCAAACAACCATTAATGAATGCCGCGTTTCTTTCGGTGATCGACTTGTAGGTAATACCAGTCTCGTCTCCCAAGATGCTTTCGAGTCCGAAGATCATTGCAATGTCTACTTTCTGGAACTGACGCTGCTCAATAAACTGAGCATCGGATGCCGATATGGGGAGCGTGTTCAGTTGCATCCCTTCTCGCAAAAGACCAACCTTGCCACTGTTCTCAACTCCTTCGTGTTTAGTCTCAAAATTTGCTAAAAATTCTGATGCCTCTTTAGAACTTCGGAACATTCCAGGAGGTGCTGTAATTACCATTCCAGGTCTGCCTGAATTCTTCAACGCAGATGCTGATCCGTCTTGACCGGCAATTCCCAAACCGAATGCATCTCGCAAAATGTCAATGACATGCATTCCCCAAATTCCGTTATAAGACATTCCCATCACATGCAGCATGTCCCTATCTGGAACCTTCCAATATTCGTTCTCGCTAAAGGCGGTCGTAATATTAGCCGAAACCCCAGATGCCTTTGAAACCAAATGCCACTTCTGGTCATCCACCAAAATGGTTTGACAGTTTTCTGGAAGAACTGGAATAAGACTAGTTGGCTGCCCAAGGCTGTTTCTTTCGATATACGCACGACCGTTTCCCAAAAGCAAAGCATGAATCATCATCAACTCGCGTAATTGGAACGGAGTCATTAGATGATTGGGCGATACATTGAGCAACTTGTGACCGGGCGATGTTCGAACTATTTCAGAACCGCCTTCACCAAGATTTCTCTTAGCATTTATTGGCAATCCTGCCAAATGACCAGAAATTTTCTGTACAGCAAACCATACTGTAGGCAAACCCAGAACGGAGTTAACGCTTACTTTTACACCACTTTTTGACTTGCCTCCCCCAAAAGCTTCAATCAACCAAGCGGCAGGATCTTTAATTCCACTTGAAAGGGCATTAAAAGTTTTGCCAAGCCTCTCCGCCATTTTTATTTCATGTGACATAAAAGTCTCCTTTTCCGCGTACAGGTGCCGATGTGGCCCGAGAAAGGGCCATAAGACAAGCCACTAATGGATCTATCTTCTGAGAAGAACTAGCTTTGTCTAATTGCCATCTATCACTTCGATCACGAACCGCAACTGCGTTGGAGAGACACCACTTGAGCAGAACATCGTTGTCATGGACAAAATTCCCCTCCGCGCATGCCTGTCTAAAGATGCTTATCGGTTGATTGAAATGTGCTGTTGTCTGAGCCATTGTCGCAATTCTCAAGCCTTGCTGAGTGCATTGCTCTCCAAATTGTTGAGCTTGATAAGGATCAATTGCGACATCAGTTCCGTTATATTTCCAATAATCTTCAATTAGATCCGCTTGCAGATCTGCAATTGGTGTACTGGTAACCTTAATAAAACCATCCTCTATTAGATCGCAAAACGGCTTTTGCCTCAAATCGCGTTTTGTAGTAGATGATATATAGGCACTTGTTCTCGACTCGTAGCGGTAAATTGGACTCCCATCGGCTTCACTTTCATTCGTACAAAAGCGAGCGACCGACGAAAACGCGCACAGGTCGTCCCGACCTCCTAGGTCACAACCAAAACTTACCGCATCAGCCTTTGACCAGTCTGACAAGCTCCCGCTGCAATTTTGGAAATGTTCCAGGTCAAAAATGTGTTCGGTACTGCTGACCAGTACATTGCAGTGGTATCTTTTAAATCTGCTCATCGCAGTGACACTTGTCGCCGCCTGCTTTGCTTGCTGCTCCAAAAACTCTTCCGAGACAGATATACCTAAATTAGGATTTGCTTTAATCCACACGCTTGGGTCTAACGGATCATCTTTTTCGTCTATTTCATAACACGCAACAAAAATGCTGTCATCCTCTACTGCACGTTCTAAAACCTGCTTTGCGTAATTAACTTCCTCAAGCCAAATGTGACTCCTGTCGTCACCAGCAGTTGTGATTGTGAGGATGATGGGCTGAGCTCTAGATCCAGATCCTGTCTGCATTGTTGAATAAAACGGCTGATGTATTTTTCTCCAACTGTGTGTTTCATCTAAGACACAAAGAACGGGACTTAAACCATCGAATGGCCGGTCGCTGCCGACACATGAAATGTTGCCTCCGTTGTGGTGAAACCTAATGATTTTGTTTTGGTAGATTGAACCTTCTTTTATGAGTGGCGACTGCTCTCGCATCCTGCAACACTCTGCCATAACGACTTTTTCGGCTTGCTCGCGTTTTGTTGCTGCAAGTATAACCTGAGCTCTAGCTTCAGCATCGTTAGTGTATGGATTAATGTCGATGCTTGCCATCAGCATCGCGATGCCTGCCGCAATTGAAGACTTGCCGTTCTTCCTTCCCATTGACCAATAGACTCGCCTGAACCTTCGGCAGTGATTGTCTTTTCTTTTCCATCCAAAAATGGAAGACAAGCAAAATTTTTGCCAAGGCTCTAATACGAAAGGCTTTCCGGCATGTTTTCCAATCGAATGGTTTAGGGCAACTGGAAAGTAGCTACAGATCGCATCGGCAATATCGCTATCGAAGTAGTAAGGGAAGTCTTTATTTTTAGATCTTGCTCTGTCCCTTACTTCTCTTTCAACCGCGAGACGAACCGACCGACAGACTGTGGCTTTTCCATCGATCACATCTTTTATGTACGCATCACTTTCACCCATTTCTTTTCATACTTTCGACAATGCTTGCTAGGGAAGCTGCTTGTTTTTTCTTTTCATTGCCCTCCGGCAATGTCAATTTTCCTCTGCTTGCAGGAGTTAGCCCAAGCTCATTAACTAGCTTTATGTGTTCTGATGCTAACCTCGTCATTGCAGTTGATGCAGGACCGACTGCGTTTCCACTATCGGAAATGTGTCCTTGGCTTTGAACAAGCTCGTAAAGCTTTAGATATTCAGCATAGCATATTGAGTAATGTTCAATTAAATGAGAATCAGTTTTTGAAAGCATTCCCATCTCCCTGAGAATGTCACAGGTCTGCTTCCAAATCTTTTTTGCTCTTTCACAAAGATGATCCGGCATTGTCGGCTCAGACTTGCTCGACTCGGGCTCACGATGATTTTTCCTCTGGGGATCTTTTTTGTATGACCCGTTTTCTTCTTTTACTTTTGTTGCTAATCGTCTTGTTGGCATTTTCGTCCTCCGCGTTTTGATTGCATTCTAGCAAAAACATTCATTTTGCCAAAAGTTGGTTGACTTTGGCAAACTGCCAAGTATACGCTTCGACTTTCACAACTTACACGGGAGAACCAGATGATCGATGATTTCTATAAGGAAATCGGTGCGCGATTAGTATGCATCAAAAAAGGCACCAAGTCTCCAAACAGACAAGGTTGGCCCGACATCCAAGACCGCTATGAACAAGTGGTTGAGTATTACGATGCAAGCATTCACAACAAAGTTGGCTGGATTTTAGATCCTGAGCATCTTGTTATCGACATCGATACGCACGACCCAAAAAAAGATGGTTACGAATCTTTAGGAAGACTTAGCGAAGCACTTGGAATCGATTTATACGAAAGTGCGACCGTAAGAGTTAAAAGTCCATCAGGTGGAGCACATCTTTATTTTTGGAAAGATCCCGATGTAAAGCTGCCTAAGTCTTGCGAAAAGTACGCTGGGTTAGATTTTCTCAGCGCAGGATGCCAAGTGATCACCTCGGGGAGCTATCACGATCAACAGGAGGGTCAATACTTTTTTGAGAAGTGTGCTGAGTTTTTGTCACCAATTCCGGCAGACAAACTTCGAGATGCTTTGATTGAAAAGGAAGATGCATCAACAACCGGCCCTGTGATCACCTACGATGGAAACGAGTGTAGACCTGGAGACGACTTCGCCAAAAGTCAAAGAGGGCTAGAGTACCTAATTAGCGAAATGCAAAATGCAGGCTATACGTTTAACCGCAGCCATGATCCGATTCGTTTTAGCCACCCCAACAAAACAGATCCTGATCATGACCACTCCGGAAATGTCGGAAGGTGGGTCAACGGACACTACTCGCTATGGAATTTTTCTAGCAGTGACAAAACTTTTCCGCAAAACGACACGATTTCAATTTTTGCAGGACTGAAATTTTTAAAGGGCTGGAGTTGGCATGAGACAACGCTGCACTTAGCAGACATGGGATTCGGAATTCAACTTGATGTCGAAGACATTAAAGCTTCAGTTGATATGTGGACTGGCCGAATTGACGATTTTCTCGATGAGGCACCGGAAACTAAAAACAAGCTTGATCAACTACCAAGCTATGAAATTGCCAAGAGAGTTGAGTGCAGAACATTTGATGAGCTCGATGAACTCAGTGGAGGCTTACGAAGACCTTACGTTATCGATGGTCTTTTGAGGGTTGGTGAAGTGATGAACGTCATTGCTGCACCAAAAGTCGGAAAAAGCTGGCTTGTATACAATTTGGCGTTGAGCACCGCGTGCGGAAGAGAATTTTTAGGTTACAGAGCGAACAAAAACCTTAATGTTCTTTTAATCGATAATGAATTGCACTGGGAGGAACTTGCTTGGAGGATGAAACAGGTTGCAAGCAACATGAATGCACAACCAGGCGATTCGCTCAAAATCTCATGTCTCCGAGGAATGGACATCAGCCTGAAGGGAGTCGAGAAGTTGCTCGATGAACTTGGTGCCGATCAGTTCGATTTGATTATTATTGATGCTCTCTATCGAGTACTGCCAGCGGGAGCATCTGAAAACGACAATGCTCAAATGACTCAGCTTTATAATCATTTAGACAAAATAGCGGGCAAAAGCAGTTCAGCGGTAATTTGCATTCACCACACAAGCAAAGGGCAACAAGGAACTAAAGATGTCACGGATGTTGGTGCCGGTGCCGGAGCAATTAGTCGGGCTGCCGACACCCATTTAGTAATTCGACCTCACCGAGATGATCCGTATTTTGTCATCAACGCTTTAACAAGGTCCGGAAAAAGTCCTGAGCCAATTGTTGCTGAATTGGATTGGCCTTTGTGGATAGTAGCGGAAGATGTATTGCCTGAGCTCAAACAAGAGGGTCCACCAAGCAAAGAAGACAAAAAGCAGGCAAACTTGGATCTTTGTGTTCAGTTAGTGATGCGGGATTCTGAAACGACTGCGAAGGACATTTCTAAAGAAACCGGAATGCCGGAGAGTACAGTAAGGACTTACTGCAAAGAATTGGAGGAAGACGGCAAACTGACTTTGGTTAAGCGGCCCTACAAACAAACTTTAATCCGCCAACCTTCTTCTGGAATCAAACCCCAAGCAGAAGAATGGCAACCTTAAAAGCTATGTCTATAACACTGCGCAGAAAACCATACGCATTTAATGAAACAGATTATCGTCTGCGTCTTTGACGCTCCGTGCAGCGTGGCTTGGCGTTCGCTTTGCGTAAACGAGCGAGCCTTCGCACGGCGACGAAGCGTCTCCGCGACGATAATCTGTTTTTTTAAAAATGCAAGTGGAAT